TGTACAAAACTATTTCCATTCGGAATTCGGAATTTCGTCGTTTAACGAACTTTATAATACACCCTTTTACACTCGATACTATGCGTATCATTTCTGTACAAACGCATCTGATTATAAGTCCACAGGTTCATGTAATTTTAGTCGACTAGATAATGCCCATCTACAACTTCGAGAGGCGATTCTCGGAGAAAAACGAGCTGGTGAAGATATTAGAATCTACGCAGTAAATTATAACGTCTTGCGTATCCAGGAGGGAATGGCTGGAATTTTATTCGGAAACTAGAGTAGTAAACCATGGTTGGTAAAACACCTCAAGTTCGAGAAATTGTTTATAATGTCCTAGATGATAATGGTGATCGTACAGTGGTAGCAAAGGGTGCCACCACTGTTGACGTTGGTGATACCCAACAACTTTTCACGAGAACCACAGCTCTCGAAAGTCTTACATCCGATAACGTTTCAAACATATCCGATGTTCAGAGTAACATTTTAGCTCTAGAAGCAAATTTCAGTTCTTTAGACCTTGATGCGGATCAAGTATATAGTCCATTAATTGCAACGATACAAGGTATTCAAACGATTGATAATCAACGCATAGACGTACTAGAGGATATAAATGCTTCCAACAGTATTGTTATCAACAACAATTTTTCCAATATAATAGATTTACAGAGTAATCTTGAATCTAATGCTCTACTACTCAGTGAATTAATTACCGACCACGTATCAAATGTTGCGAACATCAATGGAAACTTTTCGAATATATCAATTTTACAAGAATATACTGGCGGTACCTTTTCTAATGTTTCAACTTTACAAACAAGTATTGGTGCTATCGTAAATTATGGTCCCATCACAACCTTACAGACTGATGTTGCTTCTTTAAAAGATCGTATAACTCTACCAAAAGTTATAATAGGTGACAATGCCGGAACCTTTTCAAGTGGTAAATCGATATCGATAGGTCAACAGGCGGGACAATATATAGGTACAAATTCGATAGGTATTGGTGCAGGTGCTCAATTAAATACAAACCCACAAGAACGAACTGCAACAAAAAATTCTATTGTCATAAACGCACGAGGTATAAGTCTTAGGGCACCGAGAAGTGACACACTCGTCATTAGACCTATCCAGACGGATGATAGTAATACGATCAATATCATGGGGTACAATGAAACGTATGGTGAAATGGTCCAATCAACACTTCTACGAGGTATCGATGGGAATGTTCACGCAACGTCCAATATCATTGTGAATGATGATGCTATAGTATTCGAGACGAATGGTAATGGATCGTTTGGTGGTATTGTTGAAATTAATAGTAACATTGAAGTTGGTGGGACATCATCCTTTACGGGTGCGATGCAGATGGCGAGTACTTTAGAAGTTGGTGATACATCTTTATTCGTTGGTGGAATGACAGTCCATGACAGTGTCAATGTACATGGTCAGAGTTTTATACTCTATAATGGACTCACCGCCAAAAAAATTATACTAAGGAATGATGGTACCGGGTCGTTTTTAAATAATGTCGATATTGGTGGAGCACTTGAAGTTGGTGGGACATCATCCTTTAACGGTGCGATGCAGATGGCGAGTACTTTAGAAGTTGGTGGGACATCTTCATTCACTGGTGGGATGGCATTAGGTAACGGGGCGGATCTGATTATGAACGTGTCGAGCTTTAAAATGAAGGATGTTGGTGGTACTGAAACAATCAAGATCACGAGTGAAAGTGGTTCCGCCAGTTTTGCGGGTCTTCTCGATGTACATAACATCGATTGTGGTAACAATATCGACATTTACAATAGTTTTTATATGAGAGCAGCTAACCAGGATATATATGCAACCATCAATAAGGATGGTGTATCTTCCTTTGCTGGGAAGATGGAGATTGCGAATGAATTAGTTGTTGGACTTAATTCTTCTTTCGTGGGTGGAATTGTCGTCCCATCCACATCCTCATTCGGTGGAGCAGTCACAGTAAATAGTACATCTACATTCACTGGTGACGTTACATTAGGTACCGGAGCGGATCTGATTATGAACAGTGAAAGTTTTTCAATGAAGAGTGTTTCGGGTGAAAAAGTTTACATTCGAAACGATGGAAACGCTAGTTTTGCAGGTAATCTCAATGTAAATACCATCGATTGTCGTGACAATATCGACATTTACAATAGTTTTTATATGAGAGATAGTGGCGAGAATATATATGCAACCATCAATAAGGATGGTGAATCTTCATTTGCTGGGAAGATGCAGATTAATAATGCTTTAGATGTGGACGGCACTGTCAAAATTGTTCATGATGGTTCGGAACGTATAACGATGACACCTGATAGTGGTACCACTAATAGTATCGTAAAAGTAGTGGGTAACCTTCAACTTTATAATAATATGACTAAGAATGTCGAGATATCACATATTGGTACTGGTAGTTTTCAAGGCACAGTCACGGCAGCGGGGTTTAGTACAGGGACAGAGGCTTCTATAAGTTCGATTGGAAACGCCAGTTTTGCAGGAACCATGGAGATGGCAAGTACTTTAACAGTTGGTGGGACATCATCCTTTGCTTCTGGTATGGAGGTCGGTGGGACTCCTGGTACTACGTGTCTAACAACAGGTGGTGATATATCTATTGGTGGTTCATCATCCTTTGCTTCTGGTATGGAGGTCGGTGGGACTCCTGGTACTACGTGTCTAACAACAGGTGGTGATATATCTATTGGTGGTTCATCATCCTTTGCTTCTGGTATGCAGGTCGGTGGGTCTACTGCGAGTACGTCTATAACAACAGGTGGTAAGATAACAGCAGGTGGTGATATACAGGGTCTTGATTTCATCATCCCCTCAGATAGACGTTTTAAAACAGAAATCACTCATATCCCCAACGCACTTGATAAAATTAAACAGATTTCGGGGTGTACATACAAGGTTGGTGATAAACCATCAGCTGGTGTTATCGCACAAGAAATTCTTAAGGTTCTCCCAGAAGTTGTACACACAAGGGAGGATGGATACTATGCGGTATCTTATCACGGCTTAATTGGTCTTCTCATTGAAGCCGTTAAGGAGTTATCTGAAAAGGTCAAGTAACTCATTTCTTTTTTCCCATGCTCATCAATGAACATGGCAAAAACGAATTAAATCTATTCTAAAGTATCCATCAACGCGAGTGTCAATACACCCACGATGAAGAACATCACTACATAATTACACTCTGTATCTTCCACTGTCGTTGGTTTCTTCTGAGGGACCACGACCCGCTTGGGTCTAGGTGGAGGGATAGGATCCTCCTCTATTGGACAGTACCCTATCATTTATACTATACCTAAAGATTAATTTCAGTCTTCTTCCTTCTGGTTTTCTTACTGGGGTTACCAGTGACGTTTACTTCCTTCACTTGACCACCCGTGGATTCGCCTGAGATCGAAACGATATCGGAGACGTTATCATCGTCATCCTCCACGGAGGGGATTTCTCTCACAGACTCCATGGGCTTCGTGTTCATGGGTGGGGGTGGAGGCATCATGATACCACCCATCAGACTGGAAATATCCATACCTGGACCCTTCATCTCGTAGGAACCGTCACCAGAGTTCTGCGTCGACTGTGTACCCTGTGTGGCAGTGTTTTGGACCGCAGACATCATGTTCTTGACAAGATCGGGGTTCTGCTTCAAAACATCGTTCATGTTCGGGATCGCCGCCTTAAACATACTATTCGTGAGGTGGAACATCATCGCGGAACCACCCAACATCATGATCAACTTCACCTCGGGGGCGACGTTTACCTTATTCCTATATTTCGCATATAGCTCTTCAAATACTGTATCGTAATCATCAACACCTTCCATAACGGATTCTGACCAACCTTCGAGTTGAATTTCGAAGGGATTGTAACGCTTATTCATGAATTCGAGACCCGTGACACATGCAACAAGCATACGACGCGAAAAGCGGACGGATTGATCAACTTCGATACCATACGTGATTCGCTTCACCTCAGTACGAATTTCATCTATACCAGAATACATGTTCAAACGTTTGTTCGTGTTCACACCCTTCTTATCCAGACGTGCAAGTTTATTCAGGAGATCCGCCTTCTCTTCATCGATAGAGTTGTACCCCTTCGTGGGTTCTTCCTCCGCATAGTTTCCACCCCCCATATCCATATCTTCTTCCTGGTAATCATCATACTCACCATGATCATACTCCTCAACCGGTGGCTTGGGAGGGGCTGTCTGTTTATTCGGGTTGACAAATGCATCAATCTCTTCTTGGTGTTGAATAGGCTGGGGTCTCGAATTGTTCGTGGGTCTTGCTCTGGGTCTTGGGCGAGAAGGTGGAGCAATACGAATCTCATCCATCAACGCCTGTTCATTCTCGTCAAGTTTTATGATATCGGCACCACCTCGGTCGAGGATAATCTCTTCGTCCATCTACTCTTTATACTGAAACTAAAGTAGTATCTTTAACGCACTTCATTAAAAAATGTTACTTAGTAGTAAATGAAGTTCAGTCGCAATACCTTCTTGGTTATCCTCAGTATCGTCGCCATCGGATTCTTGATTCGTCGCACGGCTCTCAGCTGTTACCAGCCCAGGTCAATTGAGATCAAGGCCATTAATGAAGATTCCCTTTTCGATCTCGAACATAAACTCGAATGTACCCCTGGTCACACCAAGGACGGGAGCACATACACCAAATCACTGACACCCGGTGGTCTGTGTAAGTCTGAACAACTTGTCCGTGATCAGGCCAATTACGCCATCGTCGGTGGGATTGGTGGATCTTTAATCTAAGCGTATTGTAAATGACTACGATCGTTGCTTCTAGGTCAGACGTTCCTGATTTTGAATATGAATACCACACTATTACTATTGATACTATAGGTCAAGCAAGTGCGAACACGTTCACGGTGTATCTCAATACACCTCTCCGTAACGTCGTTCAAGCCCGACTCCTCGGTGCCCGGATCAATACGGTCCACAGTACAGAACATTGTTATGTTTCTATCGATGAACTCGATAGTAATTTTGCTGATAGAGCGATAAAAGACCCACCTCTTTCCACATCTACACAACCCGGACTCTCCGTATTACGAAACTCCTTCGCGAGTATCGTGAGCAGTTCTTCAGCGTCTAGTGGTAATCAGGTGTTTGCTTTCAAGGATAATTATTTGATTGCTCAACAATATTTAGACCCCCTCTCTAGATTCGATCGTCTCAATTTCCACATTCGCGATGAAAATGGGGATACGATCACCAATTCCAGTTCCACAGGTAATAACTTTTTTGTCATTCGCTTCATATGCAAAAAGTCGAACTTAAAATAAACTTTCCTTATTATAACTATGTCATCCGGTATAGTGAAACTGATCGCCATCGGTGCACAAGATGAACATATCATGGGAAAGCCTGAAATTTCTTTTTTCACTTCGACGTTTAAAAGACATTCAAACTTTTCACAGACCATCGAAAAACAGACGATACAGGGTGCTGTGAATGGTAATTCCATGTCAACCATCCGCTTCGAGAAGACTGGTGATCTTCTCGGCTACACCTATTTCACCATAGACAATAATAACGCATCCCTCGATCACCCAGATTGGACCAAGCTCATCGACTATGTCGAACTACTGATTGGTGGCCAGGTTATCGATACACAGGATTCTATCTTTACCGAAAAAATTGCGATTGATACCTTCGCCACCAATGTTTCAAAGAGTTCAAACGGTACACACCCCGGTACCAGTGCTCGTTCCTACTTTTACCCACTTCGATTCTTCTTCTGTGAAAGTCCACAGACCGCAATTCCACTTGTTGCCTTGAACTACCATAACGTCGAAATCCGAATTCATTGGGGTCCGGAAGCGGGGAATTACCAATGGTCCGCACATAGTAACTATTACTACTTAGACAATGAAGAGCGTGGTGCCCTCGCCACACGTAATCATGAAATGTTGATCTTCCAGGTTCAGAAGAATATTCCCAGTAATGAAACCATCCAGGATCTTAATTTCAACCACCCCGTCAAATATATTGCGAGTTCAAATACGAGTAGCTACAGTGCGTTGACGGCGTACGATAATAAGGTGAAAATGACCATTAACGGTGTGGACATTGATGGATACAAGTGGGCTCGTCCACACTTCATCGAAGTCATGAATTATTACCACACAAACTTTGTCACGTCACCAGACTTTTTCCTGTTCTGTTTCTGTCTCACAACGAGTCTTTCACAACCAACAGGGACACTGAATTTCAGTCGTCTCGACAGTGCGAAGATCTTTAGTGAACGATTACCCATCAAGGATCCTATATATGCTGTCAACTATAACATACTCAAGATTTCGAACGGTGTCGCCGGTTTGCTCTATGCCAATTAAAATACCACACTATACTAAATGGTCAAGAACTCGAGTACCATCGATCGGGGTACGAAAATCCGAATAGGCAGATGGCATAATGATGAACAGGCCGATAATACGATCGTGATAAACGCTTCTGATACTCCAGTCAATGCTGACATACCAGGACTTTACATGAAACCTGTTCGAGTAAATGAAGGTGCAGTCGTTACATTGATGGGTATTGACCCGTTCACGAATGAAATCACTGATACAAATATAAATGCCCAAGGTGTTCAAGGACGCGAGGTCGACTTCTACGCGAATATAGGAAATACATTAACAAGTACGATTCTTTTTACGGGTGATAGGTCATTCACTACGACGGGTACTGTTGGTATTTCAAATACTGACCCTATCCATACTTTAGATGTGGGTTCAAAGTTTTACGTCGAGGAAAATGGTGCGAATGTTCTCACTGTTTTAGGGGATACGTATTTACAAGATGATGTTGTCATCGGTGGGAGTCTGAATGTTATAGGAACAGTCACGGCGATAGATACTGTGAACACGACAGTCAAAGATGCAATCATAGAGATTGGGAAAGGGAATGTATCTTCGGATATGGGGATCATCATGGATCGACCGGGTACGAATGTCACGTTAGGATACCGAGAAGTTGTTGACGAATTCGTAATCGCATACACAGATAGTAGTGCAACAAGTTCTGCAGTTGTACCTTCTTCAGAACTCATAGATGTTCGTGTACATGGTCGTCT